CCTTCATTCATTGAGCCAGATTCATATGCATCTTCTGGAAGAAAGTCTTCACATTCTGTAGCAACTAATCTCCATATTGGTCTCCATGACCAAACATTAGCTCTAAATTCTTTATCATTATTTATGCTTATTAAATCCATTCCCATATTATTTCTCCTTTATTATTGTTTAAATATTTGCTCTGTTTTGGTGTCAAGGTACAGAGCAGACCCTGTTCGAGTAACAATATGTAGGGCGATATCTTTATTACAGCAATAACCTACTTGCTCTCTATAGACTATCATTTAATCTTAACTGTATACGCTCAAAGAACACACCGATGCTGTTAGTGTTTTTAGTCTAGACTTCGGTACATTGAGTCGCAGGAGATATGATAGAATAATAAATGGTGGTTTTCTTTTTGGAGAGTGTATCACCACCAAAGACACTCGCAATAGTCTTACAAGAAGGTAAAAGACTATTTAACTTTTATTTCATATGCTACAAGATTGCCTGTATCTTCGTCTTCCCATTGTCTAGGTGTAAGAATTACTTTTGCGTGTTGTTGAACATATAATAAATCATCTTCATCTAAATAATTCCAATATCCAATCTTCAACAATCTTTGTTTATTGCTTTGTTTAAATTGAATGTCTCTATCAATAAATCCTTGCATCTTAAGTAACAACTTCATTTTCTTTTCTATACTATTAATAGGATGTGTATCCATTTCTTCCCTTTCTGATATGTATGATACAATAAACGGTCCATTCTCATCTACATCAACATCAAATAATCCTTCCATTATGAACCCCACTTATTATGATATACTTTATAATTTGTTATAATGTTCATCCATTGCTCTTTATTTAAAGATGTCATCATTCTTGCTCGAGCATCAAACATATTATATAAACCACCTTTTTGCACATCAATATATTCTTTATATTGTTTTTCTGTTATTGTCATTTTCATTGTTTCTCCTATTTAAAATACTTTAGTGTTTGCATCCAATACTTAAGACCATCTTTAGTATAATAATGCCTTATTGTTTCCCACTTATAATGTATCTGGCAATATATAGTAGTCTTATCTGCATCTACTGAATGATTGATATCATATTTATGTCTATTGCCAAACCTATCATTAACTATATATGATTTATTTTCTTTTTTACATCCTATAGATAATAAACAAATTAGCAATATATATTTCAATGTTGTCTCCTTACCTCTTTTGTAACTTTTTGCACAGCTTTGCTATATGTCGATGCTGTAACAGTAATTACTCTTGAGTACATCATGAAAGACCATTCGTTTTCTTTTATCATTATTAGTGTCATTGTTAACCTCTTCTGTTATGTGGTTTATTGTTTAATGTATGTAATTTTATTTTCAATGCATCGATAAGATTTTTTTTGTGATTTATTATTTCATCTTTCATTCTTATGTTGTCTGCATATTTATCTCTCATTATAGCAGCTGCTTCATGTGCTGTTTTTAATGCATCTATTTGTTTCATGTGGTCTGTGTACATATCTTGCTTTGAAGCACGCAATACAGATATTTCATTGTCAAGTCTACCTATTACTTCATCGTTATTTTTTAACTGCTGATTAAGTGTATATGTTAAGTAGCAAAGAAAGAATATTGATATGATTGCTATTAGTGTTGCTGTTGCCATTAGTATGTCTAGCATTATGTACTCCTATTATAGTTATTATAGTTTATGCCCAAGTGATATTAAATCTTGTATATATATATAGATAGATAGTGGTTACTGATACGAGTGTATATAACTGCGGAGTCCTATACTATTGCGTACGTTCACCACTAAATATATGTACATAGGTTACTTATGTTTGCCCATGTATGGAAAGATAAGGGGGTGAATCCCCCCTCTCATTAACCTAACACCCCATCAACTTTCTCTGATGCTCTTCTCATCTTAGAAACTCCATCACTCGATACCAACTTTCTGAATCCTGAATTAAACTCGATGGTATGGAATTGCTTCCCATCAATCTCTACAGTCTCCTGACTTATCATTAGTTGAACTGGTACATACTCTTCATTAATAAATATCCATAATTCTTCCATTATGTTCACCTTTCTGTTACGTTTTTAACTAAAAATCGGATTTCCATAACCAGATTTAAGGGTATACTAGCTGAGTTAGGCCACATAACAAAATCCTACAATTTTTTTAGAAAACAACTTGGGCATAGCTTGACAACTACTTGACACTTGTATTAAATTGGGGGGATTATAGGGGGGTAAGGGATAAAGTTTTGATAGTTATTAATAAACAATATATGTAGCGGGCTAAGGAATATTATGGCTATTGCTTTAAAAGAATTAAGTTTACTTACAATAGAAGAACAAGAATCTATTCTCAATGGATTAATGTCTGAGTATCATCCAATACAAGTTAATGATAAGAATTTTATGATACCTAAAGAAGTAAATGAATTAATAGATGATTTATTTGTTGAGGTAGACAGATTAAAAAACTTAATAGAGGATATTGAATTTGGAGAAAGGCCGAATTAAAGGCATTGCTTACTATGTCTTTGATAATATAAAAGAATTTACAGAGCATTTTGAATCACAAGGAAAACAACCTCCTCATGTAATAAAAGATTGGAGAGAGGGAAAACAAGACGAATGGGTCTATAGTGACGATAAAAGAATTGTACAATTATTAAAAGTTGCCCACAGTGTTAAACATCATGGTGATAGAAAAAATTATAAATTTGCTAAAGGATGGGTAAGGACTATTGTAGGTACGTTCCTTAATCGTGAAAATACATTTATGGATACAGACTTTAGTTCCCATGCTAATAGATATACTTTTTCTAAAACTATTAAAAATCCATCTTCTAGAGTTAAAAAAAGAACTAAGCCTACAAATAAAGAAAAAGAATTTGCAACAAATGTTGTAGTTGGTATGGGAGCTGTTAAAGCATATATGACAGCATTTAGTGAAGAAAATAAAGACAACGCTAGAAAAAAAGCTGCTGTATTACTTAAACAAGAAAGGATTAGAATGGAAATAGATAAAAGTGCTTTAGAAATTGCTAAAGAACTGGGGATAGACCATAAGTATATATTACAAAAGTTAAAAGATTTAGTAGATTATAGTGAAGACGATAATATACAATTACAATCTGTAAAAGAACTTGGTAAGGCTCTGGGAACATTAGGACAAACTACAAAACAAAAAGAAGTAGGTGTAGTAGGAATGTTTCAAGGATTTAGTCCTAAAGAAATAGAATCAGTAGGTAGAAAAGAACTATTAGAAATAAATAAAAAAGAAGAGGTTTAATATGTCAAAGAAAGACGAAGATGGTAATATAGTAGGATGTAGTTATTGCGGAGCAAGAGATATAAAAAAAGATGGGTGGGAATACAAAGCAAAAGGCAAAAAAAAGCAAAGATGGCAATGCCTTGCTTGTGGTAAAAAACAACTGAACCCAACAATTGTTGTTAAGTCTCCCTTTGAAGCAGAAACAAAAAAAGTAGAATTTGTTCCTATAGAAGAAATTATTGCACATAGAAACAAACAATACAATCAAAAACTATCATCTAAAAAATCTAGAAATTTAATTAATATTAAAATTAATCAAATGGGGCCTATAGGTATACTACACTTTGGTGACCCTCATGTAGATGACGATGGTACAAATTTAGCAGAAATATATAGTCTATGTAATCTCGTAAATAAAACAGATGGATTGTTTGGTGGTAATCTTGGAGATATTCAAAACAATTGGATAGGAAGACTTCAAGCATTGTACGGACAACAATCAACATCTGCAAAAGAATCATGGAGACTTACAGAACACTTTGTTAATCAAGTAGATTGGTTATACTTAGTAGCAGGTAATCATGATGTGTGGAGTGGAGATGGAGACCCTTTAGAATTTATTATGAGACAACATAGTGGAGTATATGAACAATGGGGAGCAAGATTAAATCTTATTTTTCCTAATGGAAAAGAAATTAGAGTAAATGCTAGGCACGTTTTTAAAGGAAATAGTATGTGGAATACTGCTCATGGAGTAGCAAAAGCTGCTCAAATGGGATGGAAAGACCATATACTTACTTGTGGACATACTCACGTATCAGGTTATCAAGTATTAAAAGATGCAGCTAGTGGATTAATAAGTCATGCATTGCAAGTAGCTTCATTTAAAATAATGGATAGTTATGCAGATAAATTAGGATTAGATGATAAAAATATATTT